GTTGGATCCGCCAAACATTTTGCCAAACATTGGGATTGGATGTCTGTAGTTCCCACTCCCTGGCTTCAAAATAGGAAATTCCGCAATGCTATGATGTGGATGCACAAGGATGAGCTGAAGAGTTCTTATGTGCGGAAATCTTGCATGATGTGGGGTAGCATTTTTGGTGCAATGTATTTGAATCGTAAAGCTGATCGCGCTGTCAAATTATCTCTTGGATCTACTCTGTTCGCTGCTGGCGTTACAGTGCAGAAATCCATGATTGATGTCGTTAAACGCGATTTTGACAGACAGCTTGTAGATCGTAATACTATCGCTCCTATTCTCAGACAGTGGCGTGATAAGCATGTTAGTACACTTTGTAGTGCGTGTGCTGTCATTGGTGCCCTGTATGGCACATCTCGAGTGTACAAAGCCTGGCGTAAGGTCAAACCTCAAGGTTCTTTGGAGCCGCGAACTGAAGCTGAAGTCAGACAGAGAGATTCTGAAAGTAACGTTTGGACATCAGTTCAGGTACGTGACTTACCATTGAGTCCCTCTGCAGTCAACACCACTTCAGAGCAATTGATTGGTCTGGTCGAGAAAAATTTGGTCTATGGATCTGTCATTGTGGGTGACAAAGTTCTCCGTGTTAACGGATTGTTCTTAACTTCCAATGTCGTTGTGATTCCTGATCATTATTTTGAATGTCCAGTTCTTGATGTTACTTTTCGTAAGAAAGATCCTAGTACTTCTGGGGGCAAATTTGCAGTGCGTTTGAGTGTGGCACAGAGTGTTCTGTTACCAAACTCAGATATTCGTGTCTGTTATGCTGCCTCTGGCGGCTCTTTCAAGGATCTTCGTAGGTATTTGCCCACTAGTGATTTGTCCACCGTGGAGTTTGCTTTGCGGTGGCGCGATAAATCCGGTGAAATTACGGAAGCTAGCGGTCTTGCCGACGTCAACAGAACCAGTAATGGTGCTGCTGATTTTGTCGGTTTAGTCTATAGAGCTTTGACCATCGACACCTTTAAAGGAATGTGTGGAGCTGTTCTCATTTCCAAGAGAAAACCCTTGATTTTGGGTGTACATCTTGGAGGGCGCTCTGGTACTCCTAAAGGTTGCGCTGGAATTATGCCTAAAGGCGTTATTGAACAGGCTTTGGTTCAACTTCGGGCTACTGAGGGTGTTGTGTTATCTGGCAGTGCTGAACAATTTGAGACTCAGGTCTTAGGTGTTAAAGTGCTTACTGGTAAAACGCTACACCCCAAAAGTCCTTTGAATTATATGCCTGAGGACTCGCAAGTCGAATTTTATGGTACTTGCCCTGGCATGTCGACTTTCAGATCGAGTGTTCAGGTTACGAAGATGAGTGAACACGTCACAGATGTCTTAGGAGTTCCAAATATTTATGGTCCACCCGTGATGGAGCCACAGTATTTTGGTTGGCAAACTTGTTTAGCTAATCTTGCTGTACCCGCCCATCCATATGATCCCAATTTGCTTATCATGGCAATAAAGGATTACAAGGAAGATATGATCCCTCTATTTCGCGATAGGTTGTGGACTGAATCATGTCCCTTGACGGATCATGAAAATTTGTGCGGAATTCCTGGCAAGAAATTCATTGACGCTATTCCATTGAACACTTCTATAGGTTATCCTTTGGGAGGTTCCAAGCGCCGTTTCGTTACAGAATTGGAACCGACATTTGCGAAACCAAATAATAGAGTGTTTGATGAAGAAATTGTCGATGAGATTGCTCGTTGCGAGGATTGTTATCGACGAGGAGAACGTGCTTATACTATTGCAAAAGCTTGCAAGAAGGATGAAGTGCTATCAAAACCAAAGTGTAGGATTTTCTATGGTAATCCCATAGCCCTCACTTTCTTGGTTAGAAAGTATTTTTTACCTATATTGCGAGTTATGCAATTTAATCCTAAAATTTCGGAATGTGCTGTTGGTATCAACAGTCATGGACCTGAGTGGCAGGAATTGCATGAGCACATTTTCCATTTTGGCGACAATAGATTGATTGGTGGAGACTATGGCAAATATGATCAAAAATTGCCCTCTCAATTGATCTTTGCCGCATTGAGAATTATGATTGATTTCGCACGCGAGTGTGATTACTCGAATGAAGATTTGGCTATTATGGAATCAATGTCAGGTGATTTAGTTTACGCTGTCATTGCTTACAATGGGGATCTTATCGGTTTGACCGAAGGTACTCATATTAGTGGAAATTCTTTAACGGTGATCATTAATGGAATTTGTGGCAGTTTGAACTTGCGCTGTTTCTTTTATAGCGAGTATCCTGCCAATGATTTTCCCACGCGGAAGAAATTTCGTGAATACGTTAAATTAGTTACTTATGGAGATGATAATATCGGATCTGTGAGTCCAAAGATTGATCGTTTCACGATTAAAGGAGCCTCTGAATTTTTGGCGAAGTATGGTCAAACGTACACTATGCCTGATAAAGAGAGTGAACTCCTTGATTTCTTGCCCCCAGAAGAATTCGAGTTCTTGAAGAGGAAAAGTATATTTGTGCCCGAGTTGGGTGTTCACGTTGGAGCATTGATTGATAAGTCATGTTATAAGATGTTGCATTGTTATCTTCGAGACAGGTCATCTCCCTTAACTGAGGAGCATGCTTGTGCTCAAAACATTGATACATCACTTCGTGAATGGTTTAACCATGGGCGAGACA